TCTTAAGATGCTTTCTGTGTTCTTGTCTTGTCATGTCGATGCTCCTTATGTTATGGAAGGGTTGAGAGCCCTTCCGGGTTAAAGACAACACGTATGAAGGTTATTCTTCACACATGTGGTCTTTTATACGGCTGGCTACGTCAGACTCAAACCAGTGGTCTTTCGACCCATGGTCAAGAACCCAACGAATAGCATCACACCAACCGACAGGACGATCATAACCATCCTCGTCAGCAAGTGCTGCAGCCAAACGACACTTCAGAAGCATCGTTTCGACCTGCTCTTTTGTCTTCATGTATATCACCTCCTTTCGTTTATGACATACACAGCGCTCTCAACACTGTGCTTACTACATACTAACTTTACTTATTCACAAAACAGGGCCCTGGGGGGGCCTAGAAGACTTTTATCTTTTCTTTTTACGACTTGGACATTGGGGCGGGGTGTATTATCCAATATCTAACTTAGAAAAAAAAACAATCCTTTTTAATTAACAAATTGTTTTTTATGCACTATAATCAGAGTATGAGCGGACAACTACCAAAAGTAAAGACTTCAGGTGTAAGGAGAATCAAGCATGTTCAAGAGATATTGGAAAAAATGGGGTGCGATCCTTTCGAGGGGTTGGCAGACATTTGCACAAAGAGGGGAGCAAATGGTGACTACTTCTATGGAGTCGAGGTACGAGTGCCGTGTCTTAAAGAACTCGCGCAGTATGTCGCTCCCAAACTCAGATCTATGGAGTATAGTGTGGGAGAAGATGGGACTCCGTTAGGGTTCCAAATAATTAACTTTGGAGGAATGAGTAATGGCCTCAAGAATATTGGGACAGATCAACAAGGTAGATTCGGCGGTGGACACGGACCTGTTCTCGACAGCGTTCGAGTACGACGGGAAAGTAAATCATCGGGACGGAAGACCGTTAAAGATAACGATCCAAGCAGCAGTAGAGACGGGCGGAGCAAACCTAAGGGCAATCGTAGTAAACAACAGTCTAAGTCAGACGATGATTCTGGGGACAATGACGACAGCTAATACACTGTATCAGTTCGAGATGTTGTATGGCCCGGGTGACGCGGTTGATTTACAGTATAACGGAATAACTGGTCCTATGGAAGTTAAGATGATAGTCGTTGAATCTGATAACACTGCGCTTAAATAATATATGCCGAACTGTAAAGTCCCAGTAGACTGGACTCCTCGCGAGTATCAGTTACCACTATTCCAGTACCTAGAATCCGGGGGAAAAAGAGCGATTTGCGTGTGGCATCGTCGTGCTGGGAAGGATCTAACGGGTATTAACTGGATATCAGTTTGTAGTATAATGAGACCAGGTTTATATTGGCATTTGTTTCCTACATACAATCAGGGTAGAAAGATTGCGTGGGAGGGGATGACAAAGACAGGCAGAAAGTTTATTTCGCATTTTCCAAAGGAGAACATAGTTGCGATCAATAATACTGAAATGCGTGTCACTTTTAAAACTGGATCTATCTACCAGGTGGTTGGGTCGGATAACCCGGATCGTTTGGTTGGTGCTAATCCTATTGGTATTATCTTATCTGAGTATGCTCTACAAGATCCTAGAGCTTGGGACTATATTCGGCCCATCCTTTTAGAAAATGAGGGGTGGGCCGTTTTTATTTATACACCTCGTGGGAGAAACCATGGGTATACCTTACTAAATCACGCTAAGAAAAACGCAAAATGGTTCACACAAGTTCTGTCTGTTAATGATACAATGGCAGTGCCTGTTGAGGCAATCGACGAGGAACGAGAAGCAGGAATGCCTGAAGAACTTATTCAACAGGAGTTCTATTGTTCTTTCGACGCAGCCTTAGTAGGGGCGTATTACGGGAATCATATGAAAGCGGCACTTGATACCGGGCGTATTGGCCAATTCCCGTATGACAGCCAACTGATGGTCAATACCGCTTGGGATTTAGGTATCGGCGATCAGACTGTTATTCTATTCTACCAGGTGCTTGGTCAGCAAATACGTATCATAGATTGTTATTCTAATTCAGGAGAGGGTTTACAGCATTATGTTAACATCTTGGAAAAGGGGCATCGATCACAATACGTATACGGGAATCATTATGCACCACACGACATCATGGCCAAGGACCTCTCAACGGGTCGAACGCGCCTTGAGACTGCACAATCATTGGGACTCCGTTTCAGGGTGGTTCCGAAAATGTCAATTGAAGATGGTATCGAAGCAGTGAGATCTATCCTGTCGAGGATTTATTGGAATGAAGACAAAAATACGGAGCATCTTATTGAAGCGGCTAGACAGTATAGAAAAGAATGGGATGATAAGAAACGTTGTTTTCATGACCGTCCTTATCACGACTGGACTTCTGATTTTATGGACGCTTTGCGATATCTTGCTCTTTCTGTTCGAAGGGAAACTATGAAGAGAGAGCCATTACCAACACATGCTGAGCATGAATATAATATAATAGGAATCTAATCATGGGCGGATCACCTTCAATACCAACACCAACACCTCCCCCATTGCCGCCGCCACCTCCGGCGCCGTCAGCGGACAGAGAGGATCCTGCAATCGCAGCCTCTAGAGAAAAATATAAAACAGCAATGTCTGAGCGTACCACGCGGAAAGGAACTATTTTAACAAAACAAAACCGCGAGGGTCAATTGATGGGAGAAGAAGCGAGTATAACTAGGACTAAACTCGGGGGAGGAATGTAATGCTTAATTCAAGCGATCGAGACAAGATCGATATATATACAGGTCGTTTTGAACAGTTAAGAAATTTACGTTCTAATTGGGAAGGGGTATGGACCGATATTACCAATTATGTTCTTCCTAATAGAGGTGATTTCACTGTTACTCGTGCAAAAGGATCTCCACGACAAGATCTTATATACGATGGTACTGGACCATGGGCCAATGAACAATTAGCAGCGGGGCTTGCTGGATTTCTTACTTCCCCCACACAGCGTTGGTTTAAATTGAAAATGTCTGATCCTAAACTAGATCGGCAGAAATCTTCTAGAGAATACCTAGAAAAAGTAGAAAACATTTTATACGACCATGTGTTTAATTCCCCTCATACTAATTTTACTCCGCAAACACACGAACTATATTTAGATGTAGGAGCCTTTGGTACTTCAGTAATGCTGATTGAAGATCAATCTAAGGGAATTAATTTCCAGACATTCCACTTAGGTAACTGTTATATTGCAGAAGGTATGGATGGTAAAGTAAATACTGTATATAGAACATACTTAATGACTGCTAGGCAAATTATGGAGAAATACGAAAATGTATTCTCTAAAGAACAAGTCGAAGTATTCAAAAAGAAACCTTACGAAGAACACGAATGTCTCCATATCGTCGAACCTAACGACCAGTTCTTACCTGATTCTGTTAAAAGTACTAACAAAGAATATATTTCTGTATTCATTTTCTTGGGAAACGAAAAAGCAATCCTTGAAGAATCTGGTTACGATGTTTTTCCGTACGTAGTTCCTCGGTGGCAGAAAACAGCAGAAGAAACTTATGGACGTGGACCAGGATCCACTGCGCTACCTGATATTAAGATGGTCAACGAGATGATGAAGACCATAATTAAGTCCGGACAGAAAGTTACTGATCCGCCGCTGATGGTTCCTGATGATGGATTTCTTCTTCCTATCAGGACTACACCCGCGGGTATTAACTTCTATAGGTCTGGTTCGCAAGACCGTATTGAACCGCTTCCTGTCGCGGGCCGTCTTGATATTGGGTTTGATTTATTAAAGCATAGACATGAGCATATAATGAGAGTCTTTCATATAGACGTTATGCGTATGAAAGAAGATGGTCCTGAGATGACTGCAACTGAAGTTATGGCTCGTCAAGAAGAAAAGATGAGGAACATAGCTCCTATGACAGGACGAATGCAAGTTGAGTTCTTAGCTCCAATGATACGTAGAACTTATCATATAGCTAATCGGCATAAGATTATTCCTCCTATACCCCCTACGCTAAAAGGTCGAGGTATAGATATTCAGTACTCTTCTCCTGTTGCAAGGGCTCAAAAATCTTCTCAGTTGCAAAATGTCACTAGATTATTAGAGGCCTTTGTTCCTCTTATTAATATAAAACCAGAAATGGCGGATAACTTTAACGGGGATAAATACTTTGAATGGGCGCATGATCTGCTAGATGCCCCAGAAGTAATACTCGAAACTAAGGAAAAAGTACAACAAATAAGACAAGGTAGAATGAAAGCACAGGAAGGTGAAATGCAAAAACAAGATATGGAAAGAGCAGCAGCTGGAGGAGTTGACGTAGCTAAGGCGCAAAATTTAATGCAAGACGCTTCCGAACAATGATGTGGATATTGGTGCTTGTTATGTTCTCAGGACCTTATGAACTTAGTGGAGTTGACACACTAGGAATATTTATTAGCCAAGATGAGTGTATCGGAGAATTAAATAGGGCTGTTCAGATACAGCCTCATAATTCTTCAATAGCATGTGTTCCAACTAAAAGGCCTACTTTCATATGAGAGATGTATTAGAAAAAAGATCAGCAATACACGACGATTGTCAAGCTATATTTAACACCCCAGCAGGAGCTCGAGTTTTAAAGCATTTAATTAAGTCACAATACGTCATAGATCCAGTATATAATAAGGGACAGACCTGTTGTGATACGGCTAATAAAGACGGGAGGAGATCCGTGGTTTTATCACTAATAAAGTTTATTAACAAAGATCCTAGTTACTTTCACAAGTTAATGGACGAAATTGAACAGGAGAATACTTATGGCAATTGACGACGATGGAGCCTCTACTGAACCAGTAGAACAAGCAACTACTTTAACAGAAGGTCAGTTTAACTTTAAAGAGCATCTAGCACCAGAATATAAAGATCATACCGCATTAGCTGATATCAATGACGTGAACGGTATGGCAAAATCTTATATTTCTGCCCAGGAAATGATAGGACAGCAGCGTTTACCGATGCCAGTAGCAGAAGCAGATCCTTCTGAATGGTCACGTTTCTACGATTCTGTTGGACGTCCACAAGGACAAGATGGTGATGGTTATAAATTTGATATTCCTGAAGGAACCACTCAGACTGAAGACGCCGTTGAAATGGAAAAGTTTTTTAGAAAATCTATGCATGACGCTGGATTAAGTCAAAAACAAGCGCAGGCCATGTATAAATCATATGGGGAGTTCTCAGGACAATTCTCTGAAAAGCAAGCAAATACTACAGCTGATATGGAAAAACAGTGGGATACGGATATTCGACAGGAGTTTGGTCTTGCTTATACAGACCAACTAGAATCCGCTAAAGCGGCGGTTGAAGAGTTTGGTAGCGATAATTTAAAACAGTACCTCGATGAAAGTCGATTAGGTAACCACCCAGAGATGATAAAATTCGCTGCAAAAATCGGAGCCGAGCTTATTGAAAAAGGATCACAAGGAAGAGCAGGGCGTCAGGGTACCTCTGTTCTTACTCCTGATCAAGCTAAAAGCGAGATTGCTCAGTTACATAGTAACACTCAATTCATGGAAGCATATCATGGATCAGGTCCTTCTCATGAAGAAGCAATCCAGCGAATGACCGCCTTGCATGATTTCGCGTATCCACCTACGGAGGAATAAATGAAAAAGAAGAAAAAGAAAACTGTAAAAGAAGTTGCAAAAGCAGTTCCACATTTCCTTTTTCCTGCTGCAAGCAATATTAGAAATATTATAGATGCTGCTAAATCTAAACCTAAAAAGAAAAAACCCACTGTTCGTCAAATAGTACAATCAGAACAGAGAAAACAGTCAAAGAAACCGAAGAAAAAGAAAAAATGATCACGGAGGAATAATGCTAAAAATAACTAGACCGGCGTCCTCAAAACAGCGTTCAAAGAAGGATAAAGAACGCAAAGAGTATCGTTCAAAGAAGGATAAAGAACGCAAAGAGTATCGTTCAAAGCAAGATAAAGATCGTAAAGATTATCGTTCAAAGCAAGATAAAGATCGTAAAGATTATCGCGCCAGTCAAGACGCTAAAAAACAGCCTTCTGATAAAGATAAAGCGTTTAGGAAATCTTCTGACGCAGGAAGAAAAGCGCTTAGGGAATATTCTGACGCAGGAAGAAAAGCGTCTAGGAAATCTTCTGACGCAGGAAGAAAAGCGCTTAGGATGTCTGTTGATAAAGCAAAATTAAAAAAAACAAGATCTAAAAATAAAGCAAACTTGCCAAAAAGAGTTATAGAAAAAGCTAAAAACGCTAAAAAGAAAAAAAAATAAACCGGGTAGCCATTAAGTAATGGTCCGTCATCAATCGCCTCGGATGTAAAAGGGGAAGCAAGGGTCCGTTATCGGGTAGCTCAAGCGATTTGGCAATAATTTATTATTAACTATTTCTGAGGATTGATAAATGTCTAATCAGATAACTACCGCATTTGTACAACAGTACAAGGCGAATGTAGAATTCCTTCTTCAACAGAAGGGTTCTGTCATGCGTCCGTATGTGCGGAATGAGACTCAGAATGCTGAATTCCAGTTCTATGATCGTATTGGAGCAACGGCCGCAGTTGAAGTTCTTACTCGACACGCAGATACACCGTTGATTGAAACTCCTCACGATCGTAGACGCTGCCACTTAAGAGATTTCGATTGGGCTGATCTGATCGACCGCAAGGATCGTATCAGATTGCTTATTGACCCGACTTCTCCGTATGCACAGAATGCAGCATTTGCTCTAGGTCGTTCTCTAGACGACGTCATTATCGAAAATATGTTCGGTACGGCGTACACTGGAAAGACCGGATCAACGAGTACTACATTCCCATCAGGTCAAGTTATTGCAGTTGATTATGTTGAATCTGGTAGTGCAGTGGATTCTGGATTGACCGTTCCTAAGTTACGAAATGCTCGTCAAAAGCTAATCGCATCTCAGAACGATAAATCAGAACCTCGCTACATTGCTATTTCAGCAGTTCAAATGACAGATCTATTAGCAAACTCTTTGATCCAGGATGTTGATACAAATGAGATCAAAGCACTCGTACACGGTGAAGTTCCTTATTATATGGGATTTAGATTCATTGAATGCGAGCGATTACTAGCCACTTCTAGTACTGCTCATCGACGTCTGCCTTGTTGGGTTCATTCAGGCATGCTGCTTGCAATGGGCGCAGAAATTCAGGCTGAAATCGGTCCTAGACGTGACAAACGAAACTCGACTCAAGTTTATTCTGCTGCTTCTTTTGGCGCTGTCCGAATGGAAGAAGAGAAAATGATTGAGATCATTTGTGATGAATAACCTAAGGAGATAAATCATGGCTACTGTTAGCGGTGTAAATTACACCAAAATAACGACTACGCCTGTTGATCATATCCTCCCGAGGGATGCTCACGGTCGTGTTCGAGTAATGTACGACACATATGAAGCGTCTGCATTGGCAGATCCATCAACTATTCAGTTGTTTAAGATGCCTGCTGACGCTCGCGTGATCGATTTTAAGATTTGGCATGACGCCTTGGCCACAAGTACTACTTTGGCCCTTGGCGATGCTGATGATCCTGATCGTTTCATGGCAGCTGCTAGTTCTGCTTCAGCTGGTATTATGGTCCCTCTCATCGGTAAAATCGATGGCTTTGCTGGATATACATATTCCGCTGAAACCGTTGTTTCTTTAACAATGGCTGGCGCTGCAGCTACAGGTACTATTCACGCATACATAATGTATGTTGTAGATTAATAACCTAAAACTGGGCCCCCGGCTTCGGCCGGGGGAACTTTTATATGGCCAATTCAAAAGTAGAAATAGCGAATTTAGCCCTTATGCACGTTGGAGATAACGTTATCACTAGTTTCTCCGATGGTACTGCTGCAGCTAATACAATAAATACAGTCTATGAAACTATTAGAGATGCTGTATTACGAGATCATATTTGGAACTTTGCTGTAAAACAAGCTACTCCTTCTTTAGACGCGACTACTCCGATCTATGGGTTTAATCATAGATTCGATATGCCAACCGATTTACTGAGATTAATTGAAATAGAAGATAATCCTAAATACAAGATTGAAGGTCGATTTATTCTCACAGATTCTAATCCAATTAATATACGTTATGTTTATAAAAACGAAACGGTCACTGAATATGATTCCATGTTTGTTCAAGCCTTGGCAGTCCGTTTAGCTGCTACTATAGCGGAACGGTTAACTCAAAGTAGCACACTAGCTGAAGACCTATTAACTGTCTATAGAGT